TGAAGACAGGGCTGGCAACGAGCGCCATTGTCGGTGCGACGACTGCCTTAGTTCCGGCTGCGATTGTTGCTCCAGCGGTTCTAGGGGGAGTGACGGCTGCGACTGTCTCTGCGATAACTGCGGGACCCCGGACTAAAGGAGAACCAATTAACGTGACTGCTGATACAGTTGTTCAAGAAGCTCCTGCGAATTTCTGGACCTTATTGGGCCAGTTAATTGAAATGGGGGGTTGGGCTCTTATTCTCATAGTAATAGTTCCGATGGTCTTCTCTTGGTTAATGCCGGGACCTATTCAGTTTAAGGGTAAAAAGGGTAAAAAATAATGGCGAGAGATTATCGTAAGGAATATGATAATTATCATAAGAAGCCAGCACAGCGAAAGAGAAGGGGTGCTAGAGTTCAGGCTGCGCGAGATATGAAAAAGGCCGGGCGACATAAGAAAGGAATGGATGTCCATCACAAGGACGGCAATCCCAGAAATAATTCATTAAGTAATTTAAAGATGGCGAGTAAGAAAACTAACCGGAGCGTGAGTCCGGGAAGACCGAGGAAGAAAAGTGGCAAAAAAAAGTAAATATGAATCTGTATGGACAGAGGCCATGAGTCGAAGAGTGTCAAATTTATTTGATGCTGGCGGTTCAATTGCTGAGGTTAGTAGGATGATGGGTATTAGCCGGAGCACTTTCCATGCTTGGATAACTGGTACTGATGTACTAAAGAAGCCTTTCAGGGAGATTGTAAGTCTTGGAAAGGAAGCTTCTGAAGCTTGGTGGCTCCAGCAGGGTAGAGAGAATATAGACAACAGAAGTTTCAATAATAGTCTTTGGGCTCTGAATATGGTTAACAGGTTTAGCTGGAACTCCAATAAGAAAGAAGAAAAGAAAGAGATCGAATATAAAGGAGCTGTTGAAGTTAAGAAGGCAGTTGATGTTCAGGGCGTTCTTGAGAAAGCTTTTGCTCAAAGCGCGGAAGAAGTTAAAAAGAGTATTCATTAGGGGGTGCAATGGTTTCGACAAAAAGAAAAGTTAATTCTCTTTTTGGAAGCGGGTCCGATTCCCGCCACCTCCACCAGAGGATTTAATTATGGCATGGGGACAAAGAGGTGGTGTAGCTGCTCGTGAAGGCAGTTATGGGGATACGCGAGATGAGGATCGCGCTGCTGCTTATGCTGATATAGATGTTGGCATGGGAGGCGGAGGCTTTACTCCGGTTGGTGATCCAAGAGATTTCAGAGCGGGGCCAGATAATCCAGACATGCCAAGTCCAGATGTTATTGCTGCAATAGCTGATCAATTAGATGCTGCTTCTAATGCGCCTTCTGCAGTAGCTGTTAATCAGCAGGGTGATAGGTTGAGTAATGCTCAGGTTCAGGCTCTAATAAATCTTCAAGATCAGTATCAAACTCAAGACCCTTTAGGAAATACTACATCCGTTCTAGATACTTGGTCTAATCCTTATGTAAGTCAAAATTATAGTGATTATGCCCAAGGTGGGCAAAATATTGTTGGTCAAGGAAATGTTTCTAGGGGTCTTAATTATGCCAATGCAATGGAAATAGATGCTCGTCGTCAAGAACTTTCAGCTGAATTAGATAGGCTAAATACTTTATCAGTACAGGCGTCTGATGCAACACAGCCTTATCCATCTTCATGGTCTGATCCCGATGAGTGGGGAATGTCGGACACTAGACTTGATCAGAGAATGAGAGGTCCGGGAAACGTAAGTGATATGGATATGTTAGCACAACAGGGAATGCCTGACTCGAATGCGAGAAGAAGCTGGGAGATTCAAAATCCTTCTCCTTTGGCAAGTTCAAGTCCCGGACCGATAGCAAGTCATTTTCCATCTCCTCTTACGTCAGTAGCTGACTATCCAGCGGATATGGAGGGAATGCCTAATGTTGGACTTCCTCAAGCTTCTATAGCAGAAGGTGTTATGGGTGCTCCGGGAACTTATTCCGGAACAGTAAACGCATATGATACAGCTAGAGATGCTTCTCTTGCTTTCGACGAATACGAAATGCCGAGTAGGCAACAGCAGAGAAGAGCGCCTTCTATAGCAGCATCTCCTTTTGATGCTGGTGTTATGCCGAGCGGTGGTCGATATGAGCGATCTGTTTTTGATGATTATCAACCACAAGAATGGGGAGGCCCGGATACTGCGGGCGCAGGTTTACCAGACAGTGATATTGAGGTAAGTGTTGCTGATGCCGTATTCGATTTGAATCAAATGGGCGCTAATATAACCAGTCAAGACTTTTGGGTTGTCTCTCAACAACTTGATTTAAATAAAGATGTAGAAACAGCTGTTGACAATTCAGTTACAACTGAGCCTGTTAAGGATGCGGTTAAACAAGGAAAGAAACTTACAGCCCAAGATAAAAAGAATAATATAGATAAAAGGAGAGCAGCTGAAAAAGGATGGCTGGATCATGCTGATAAGCTTAAAGATGAGATGGACGCAGCTATACAAGAACATGGAATAATATCTAAAGAGGCCGGAAAAGCTTCTAAAGCATATAGGAATTGGGTTGATACTGATTTTTATACAAGCGCTTATGGGTCTATAAATAGACCCGGAACGGGGCAGAATATACCCGGTGTTGGTTGGGTGGTAAAAGGATTGACTGGAATTCAAGAGTATTTTCATTCTTTAGGTAAGACGGAGAGACGTACTGCTGACGAAATCATACAGGACATGAAAGATAATCCTGAGAAATATGAGGATAGGCCAGAAATTAGCGCAGCTCAACTCGTTAGAAATATGTATTCTTTCCTTAGAAAAGCTCCCATGGATGTGGCTGCAGCTGCAGCAAAAGAGCCAGCTTACTTAAGATATCTTATTAACCTGAATGTCAATAAACAACCTATCCCGACATCCTATTCTTCTAATTGGAAAAATGATATATCGGATGCATGGATATATGGTTAGAGATGCCGATTAAGAGATGTACTCTTCCTAAAGGGAAGAAAGGGTGGAAATGGGGTAATAAGGGGAAATGTTATCCAACTAGAAAACAAGCGGAGAAACAAGCTCGTGCTGCTTACGCTGCTGGTTATAAAGGTTAGGGGGCTGGTGTGCTGCCCAAGATAGCAAAGAGCGTTGAATATAAAAACAATAATGCTGACGCTGCAAAAAAGTTTGCCGAATGGGCTCACACTGCCCCGTTTAATCGAGCTATTGAAGCTTATGCCGATTGTCACAGCGATCCTAATATTGATGATTCTTTTATTAGGACTCTGGGCCAGCTGGATCGTTATTATCTTGGGGTCTTTTTGTGTAACCGTCATGATATGGTTCACCCGTGGATATATGAAAGATGCAGAGAAGTAGAATCAGCCCCGGATAGTCACTTAGACTTATGGGCCCGGTTTCATTATAAGAGTTCAATCATTACCTTTTTGGGGACGATACAAGAAGTTTTATTAAATCCTGATATTACTATAGGGTTGTTGTCATTTTCTGCTAGACAAGCGAAGCCATTCCTTCGCCAGATTATGCAGGAATTTGATTCAAATGAAAAACTTAAACAACTCTATCCAGATATCCTTTGGGAGAAGCCTAGACTACAAGCTCCCAAATGGGCTGAGAACGAAGGGATATGTGTTAGGCGATTTGCTAACCCGAAGGAACAAACTATTGAGGCCCACGGACTTGTGGATGGTCAGCCTACTGGACGACATTTTGATCTTATTATTTATGACGACGTAGTGGTTCAGGATTCAGTTACAACACCAGAACAGATTAAGAAGACCACGACTCAGTGGGAGCTTTCTCTAAACTTGGGTTCTACTCATAATCCCAGATATCAATACGCGGGTACGCGATACTCGTATGGGGATACTTACGGGACTATTCTTCAGAGGGCAGCGGTAAAGCCCAGAATTCATCCGGCTACAGTCGATGGAAAAATGGATGGAGCACCTGTCTTTCTTCAGCCAGAAAGGTGGGAGGAGATAAAGAAAACTACCTCCACTTATACGGTAGCTTGCCAACAGTTGTTG